CTGCCCCACCGCTGCGCGGATACCCTTTAGGATAGTGGCCGCGAACATTAACTAATTGTGTTCCCATTTCTTCCCTCCATGTGTGGCTTTGCTCGCCATTCGATTAACCCATCCCCATCGATCTCGCGGCCAAGATCAAAATCTTCCCAGTGTCCTCCCCACCGCGACCGGCGCATCTGCACGGGCTCTCCACGTTTGAATGCTTCCAGCATCGCGATCGTGCGATTCGCCCATGCAATATGTCGGGCCGGTGGTCGAAACTTTTTTGCCGGCAAAAGTGGCAATTTTGGCCTTGTAGCGTGCATCTTAATTTTGCGCGGGCGCTCTGGATGATGCGGAGCAGTCGGCAGAGGTTTTTCCTCGACGTATCGCGAAAGCGGGACCATCGCGATGTAATGGCAGTGATGACGATTGCAGGTGCCCGAAACGTGTCCGCCACATGAGTAAAACCGGCTCGGCCTAACAAGTTCTCCGTGATCCAGCTCATAATTCATCGCCGGAATTGTTGTAGCCACGGCGTTCGCGGCTGTAGTAGTGCCTCATCGACAAACTCGCTCCCGCTCAAAACGAACATGCGAAGGCAATCAATCGGGTCTTTTGTGGCCCCGTGCTGGCCGTCGTTGCCGGTCCATTCTTTCAGTGCGTAAATCGTGTTAGGGCATGTCTCGACGCAATAAAGGTGCGGCTGATTGGTGTGATCGATTGGCCGCTTCTCATCGTAAAACAGCTTGTCGTTAATCATGCGCAAACTGCCGTCGCCCCCGCCGCGTCCTGAGTTGATAGCCTTCTCACTCGGCGCGGCGTAGAAATCGATCCCGAGCTGCGATAAATCTTCGATCAGTGTTGTGCTGCGTTCTTCTTGTGTGCGCCGCGCATTGCCGTAGCGCGCATCGATCCAGCGTGCGTTGAGCGTAATTTTTTGAGCAGGTGTTTCATGGGCGTCCAAGATTTTGGTATCTGTTGCCGTCGCCGGTTCTCCCGGCGCACCATGCCCGCTCAAAAGCCTTTCCATGCGATCGATTTCTTCGAGGTAGCGCGTGTAACCCCATCCCCATTCGCGTTGTCCGTCGCCTAATTCGCCATCCGCCTTGTTACCGGGAATCGCCCACGGCCCGGGATTACCAACGCCCGGTATGTAAGCCCAGTCGTGATCGAACGATGGCGATTCACCGGCAACAAAAGCGCGGTTGAGAACATCGATGAAAATCCACATCTGAAACCAATTCCTGCCCGAGCACGGATCGAGGAAATGAAACCAAGTCCCGCCGCCGCGTTGAATTTCGCGAAAGCGATTGAGTGAGATCACATGCGTGTGATCCTTGAAAAGCGGAAACTTCGACTGCATGGCTTTGGTCGGGACGCCGTAGGCAGTCGTTAGAATCTTTTCTTCTTTCGCGCCGATTAACGTCGCCTTCGCGCTCGCCCAGTTGCCGAGCGGAAATGGATTTTCAGCGGTGTGAAAGTAAACGATGACGGCCTTCGCTTTGTAGCCAGGTATCGCCACATTTAGATTTCGCTGGCGCAACGGGACCTTGTGCGTTGCAACCACTTTGCCATCCTCATCGCGCACCGCGAGTAAATCGGTATCGGCGTCGATTTCTTCGCGTGTCTCCGCGCCGTTAAGAATTGCGCGGACCGTGGGCGTGTAACCCCACCGCGGAGTGAATGTGAAATAAAGAATCCCGTTGCGCGATACCAATCGGAAAATCAGAGCTTCCAACCAGTCGAGCGTCGCTTCTTCATCCGCCCAGGCTTCGTTGATTTCCGCGCCTTCGAGCGATCGCGCGTTCATCGAGTAAAACTTGAACCGGCATTCGCTCGTGCCGCCGAAATTGTTTTTTACTGCGAACACATCTTCGGTGAATCCGCCCCACGGCGTGTAATTCACTTTGAGCTGCGCGCCATGCCGCATTTTTCCGCTCTCATTGCGGTAGGCTGCGGGCAGATACTTGTAAATTTTGCCTTGTTGCGCTTCGCGCGAGGCTTCTTGTGTAGCTTGGCACGCCCAAACCTTGTAATCAGGATTCCCAAAGAGATTTTCAACCGTGCGCTTGGACCGCCATTCGGTTTTTCCGGCGCGATGTCCGCCGAGCGTGAGGTGTAACAGCACTCCAACCGGATGCTGCTCTCGAAAGTCTTTAATCGCCTGATCCGCGCGCTTCCAGCTCGGCGGCTCATAACCGTAAGTGAGCGGATCGCTCTCCATTTCGAGCATTCGCTGCCGTCGCACCGCGTAAAAGCGATCGAGCCAGCCCTTAGTCATCTTCGCTTTAAGCTCTGGCGTCGGCTCGGGCAAAGTCGGATGCGGTTCCCGGCCTGTGATCTGCGTGTTCATACTTGCATCGCTTGCGCTGCGCTGCCTAACGAGTCACCGCTCCCGACAATCACGTTCCCGTTTGGCCTCTTGAGCCGGATCACGACTCGTTTTGGGTCTTTTGAGGCAACGATTGAAACCTTGTCGCCTGAAATCGATAGAAGCGCGTTCAGGTATAATTCAGCCACTTCATGCACGCTGTTGAGCACGTCTGTCGCTTCTAGCGCCACCTTTTGTTGCTTTTGCCTTTTGCTAATTTTTCCCGTCTCGCTGCTCATGCGTTTTGTCCCAATCGTTGCAAAATTGCTGGAAAATCTCTATGAAGCAGATGATGTGATAGAGTTTTTCGAGTGAATGTTGTTCGAGTTCGCTCCAATCAAATTCCCGCTTCACTTCGCCGCCTTGTGCCAGTTTTTTCAGCCCATCGAGATCGGCCCGGCGCATGATGTGGCTGAGTTTGTTGGCCGTTTTCATCGCTTCGACTAACGGCTGCAATCTTTCGAGATAGAGATCGATCACGCCGCCTCCTGTCCGTTTTCCAGCGTGGGTAGCTCTTGCTCGATCACATGCGCTTCGATTTTTTTGACCTTTTCCTCTGCCTCGCGCAGCAACGCGGCCAATTCTGCGCCGCAATCAATCTTGTGATCGATCTCGATGCGCGCTGTCGGCATTCCCGAGACTGCCGCATAACCGTCTTTGTGAATCCCGAGCGAAACCGACACTTTCTGTATGTCGTTACAGTTGGGAAGCAGCTCCATCACCTTGTCTTGAAGCATCATCGTCCCGACAAAGAATTTCTGTTTGAGAATCGCGCGCTGTTCCTCAATGTCGGTGAGCTGGTTGAGCCTGATCTCGCGGATCACTCGCGGGTCGGCGCGCACAAATCTCCCAATCCCGCGATCGCTAAACTGGTTTGCCGCCAGTAGTTTGATCGCAGCCGCGTAACGATCGGGATAATAAGCCTTGAACCGCTCGCCAGTGTAACGAAACACCGGGTCTGAGTGATCGACGTAAACTTGTTCGCCTTCGAGGGTGAGCTGCATTTGTTCTAGCTCATCGGCCTCGCGTTTCGCTAGTTCCTTGCCTTGTTCATCGTCCATTGTCGTCCCCTCCATCTTGATAACCGCCTTGCCGTTTCTCGGGGTCATTCGAGTAGAGTTCTTCTCCCGCCCGAGTTTCAAACCGTGTGTATTGCTTTAAGAAAGTGAGCTTGATTGTGCCGGTCGGGCCGTCTTTGTGCTTTGCGAGGATTAACTCGGCCTCTCCCTCGGATGCTTTCTTATCTTCCTCATCGTTCGCGTAATATTCTTCACGCCAAATCAGCCAAACATGATCGGCATCTTGCTCCAACGCGCCGCACTCACGCAGATTGCTCATGCGCGGTCTGCCGCTTTGGTTCTTTTCAGCTTCGCGATTGAGTTGCGCGATGGTGATAATCGGAATGTTCAGCTCGCGCGCGACTGCTTTAATCGTTGCGCTGATCCGCGTCAGTTCCATCGCGCGCTCGAATGGATTTTCTGCAGGCCGCTTGCTCTCGGCGGTCATTAACTGCACGTAATCGATGGCGATCAATTTGACGCCGAGACTTACGACCGCATAGCGAGCGCGGGCCTTAAATTCAAAGAGCCTTAAAGCCGGTGTTTCGTCGATGTAGATCGGCGCGGCCATCAATTTCGACGCCGCCTCGGTAAGTTTGGGAATGTCGTCGCCTTTTAAGTGCCCATCGCGCAAGCGTTGCAGGTTTACTCGCGCATTTCCGCACATCATGCGCCTAACGAGGCGGTGCCTGCTCGTTTCCAGTGAGAAAATCGCCACCGGGATGCCTTTGTATTGCCATTTTTCGCCGCTCCTGCGCGAAACTACGTCTGTGGTCCGGCTACATGCCGCGTGCTCCGCGATGTTCATCACAAACGCGGTCTTTCCCATGCTTGGCCGGGCGGCGACGACAATCATTTCGCCAGGACTCAACCCGTTGGTCATCCGGTCAAGCTGAATAAAGCCCGTGGCGATCCCTTGCGTGCGTCCGCGATGTTTTTTGGCGTTCTCAAACTCATTGAGAACCGCGCCGACATCTTCATTGATCTGTTTCAAAGGCGATTCTTCGAGCTTGTTGAGCGCGATCGCCGTCATTCGGCCCTGCACTTCGTCGAGTAAGGGCTGCACTTCGTCTTGTTCGTCGTAGGCGCGCCGGACCGCTTCGGTGCAAGCACGGATCGTCTCGCGCAACACGAATTTGTCGCGCATGATGTCGAGGTAATACTCGATGTTTGCCGCGCTTGGAACAAAGGTAAATAAGCTGGTTACAAAGGCCGCGCCGCCCACCGCGTCGAGAAAGTTTTGATCGCGCAATTCCTGCGTGACCGTGATGATGTCGATGCCTTTTTTTTCCTCATACATCTTCACCAATGCGTCCCAAATCACCGCATGTGGAGGCAGGTAAAAGTGATCGCGCGTAATTTTTTCTTGCGCCTCCAAAATGGTCACTGGCGACGCGAGGATTGAGCCCAATACTCCCTGCTCAGCTTCGACGCTGTGAGGCGGAAGCCGGTGAACATTCA